TCAGGTAGGCTAGATCCTCTTGTAAATTTTGATTGGTTAAACCTAAGCCTAAGCTGTGCATCAGTTTCTTCAGATCTACCAGAAATTGCACTAGACTTTTGTGAAATAGAGTCTAGACCAAACACTGGTGTAAGTATCGTATCAATAGTATTAATTACTTGTTCATTTTCACCATTTTCTGTGCAAACAACTTGCCCTGTCTTTGAAGACTTAGAGTAGTACACGTTGCTAGAGATAGTATATGTAAATGGTTGTGGGTAATCATTAGACGATACACTAACGACCAAATTCACTGCGTCCATTACTGCGGTAACTCGAGAACCAAGCTCTGTGTTTATTGCAGACTCAATGCCTGTAAGAATACTTAGCTCTGTTGGTGCTGCTGTAGAAGTAAATGTTGTTGTAAGTGTGTTTACTCCGTCAGTAATCTCGACAGTGTAGGGTGATAAAGAGTCTATTGAAAATACTTTTAAAGACACACTTGTTGCAGAGGTCTCGTCCAGAGTTACATCAGACGGTAGGTTAAATCTGTTTGCTGTGAAGGTAGAGGCTACTGAAGAACCAGATGGCACCGTTGTTGCGTAATCACCTGAAAACTCAAGCAGACCTATCGTTGGTGAGGCACCTTGTCTAACAATGCCAGACAACACAACGAGGTTATCCAAAGCAATACCACTTGCTGAGTTTGGATCAAAAGCAGAGTAAAGTTCTTGGATAGCTTCCCAAAGGTCAACCTCGGATGGAGCTACGACACCTATCAATCTTCCTAGTGCAGAAGCAGAGCTTGTGTCTAGAATCTCACCTGATTCTAGTAAGCTACTGAAAAGAGTTACAGCGTTTTCTCTGAAAGTCTGGTTAACTTCTGGTAATCTTTTTATTGTTAAGCCTTGGTCATTCAATCCAGCCATTATACACCTACCTCTAATTCGTTAATTTCTAGTGTCTGTCCCTCAACACTTGTTACTGTAAAGGACAGGGAGTAGACTCTTTGTGCGGTTAGTGTAGAATCAAATCTCAAGATCTCTACTACATCGTTGTCTTCTTTTATAAGAGTCCTGAAGATTAAATCAATAGTTGATTTAACTCGACCCTTACCAAATATCTCTTGAAAGTAAGGGGTTCCGTAATTAGTATTTAAAAACCACTCACCTTTAAAAGTAAGTAGCTTTATTTTTAATCTTTGTTTTAAACCAATTGGTGTGGTTCCTGTCATTGGACTTGATCCGTTAACAAAGACAACATCATGGGTTGAATCTTCTAATAAAATATCCATAAGTATTCTCTATTAAATTGGAGGTCCGACAGTTCCACCTTGTGGATCAGAGTGTGAGTGGGCCTTGAGGCTTATGCCATCAGCGACAACATCACCACCTACTAGTGTAATGCCGCTTTGAACTGTGATAGGCTCTGTGACAGTAAGTGGTGCGCTTATTGTAGCAGTACCACCACCACCAGCACTTGGTGCCATAGCAAGTGTTCCTGCTAGATTAAAAACACCAGACCAATTAGTTATTGGGCATGTCACGGCAGTAGTCCCAGATACGTTAACAGTCCAAGTTGCTGCTGTTAAAGATAAATCAGTGCCAGCTTGTATACTTGTTGCTGCATCTGATTCCATAGTAGTGGTAGTGCCTGAAGACATACTTATCTCTGCACCAGCGTTTACTGTAAAATTACCCTGAGCTTCTATTGTTAAATTATTACACTCGATAAGTCCATCGTTGAATTTCGCATAGAAGTCCTGATCGGTTCTCATCTCAATGTTGCCATTATCTTTTAGACGAAACTCACACTCAGTGCTTTGACCTATGTTGTTGGTGATAACCATGTCTCTTGTTGAGTGAGTCCACTTCCGTTTTGCAGGGTCATTGACGGCATCCTTGAAAGGAAACAATCCGGGTATTGCGATAGCGTCTCTAATACTAAACCTACGCTTATCTTGTGGAATGTATGTCTCGCTTCCTGTGGAGGCTTTGAAAGCGTCAGTTGACCTTTGCGAGAACACACACAACACTATGTCACCAACATCTATAGGGAAGGTCATAGACGCCTTCTTAGAGGCTGGGAATATTAGTGGCACGTTCAGTATAGTTGGTTGACTCTTTGATGTTCCGTCTGCTAGGACTTTGTCCGCTAATGGTTGTACATCAACCCTTTGGTCTTCGAGTTGAACCCTTACGGTAACAACACGGCAAGCAATGGATGTGTACATTTCTGATGTTTTAGAACTATAAAAGTTTTCTAGAACACTGCTTAGTGATAATTCCTTCACTGGTTTTCCTCCGTAGTGCCTTTTCTTTTTGAACAAACGCAAGTCATAATCCAATCTCTACCACGGTAGTCTCCTTTAAACTCTATTTCCTCTACCCTGTAAAACTCAGACTCGTCTTTATAATCAACCCTGACAAGTGATCCGGGTGTTACTGTTGGGTTAAGTAACGCCACAAATTTAACACCAAGCTTCTTATTTACATTTTCGCTGGAATCGGTATCTGATCCTGTCATGGGGTAAGGTCTATCTATCAATCCACTCGTCGGACTAATAATAGGAGCTGACTGCGTATCTGTTGCCTCCACTGTATTTGAGTCGTTGATATACAACGTATTGCTTTCAACCTTCCATTGAAGATTGTAGGCGTTGGCTATTTGGTTGAACATCTGTCTTGGCGTACCTGTTAAGGGATAACCGTAGATAACTTCGGACTCTAAGTTTTTACCCTTATACACACCTTTGGCTATGCTAGTTGTCTTTCTGACAGCTTCAAACGCATCTTCAATGTTACCACCTTCGGGCACAAGTTCAGATATTATTTTATGGGTAAGCTCAGAAAAGGAAGGAGATAAATCAATTGTGGTTATTCTGTCAGTCCCGTTCTTGACTGTTGCAGCATCAATAACCTCTCCGTAGAAAAGCCTTACAAGGCTACCTGCGTACCCACAAGAAAAGATTGCAACTGGGTAGTCTGTTTGTAGAAATGTTAATGATTCGTCCGATAGATTGTACACCTTCAGAGAACACTTGTCAACCTTGTCCTTGTTATTAACTGACTTCTTTATTTGAAACTGAACCTGAAGATTGTTGATAGAAATACCATCACCAGTTGCAGAATCACCTATCTCTAGTGAGTACTCTCTATCAAAAAACTCCATATTAGGACTCGCTCTCGTCGTTGTAGATATAAAAGAACTCGTAAAATTCCGATGGTTTCTCTATATTACCCTCAATATCTTGTGGGTCTGCATCTGCTATAGGTGTAAAGAAAAAACCACCCGACAGATTATCTAATCTATAGTCTGAAAAAAGCAGCGAATTTGGTGTTAGCCTTTGCCCAGACACTAGCGTATTTTTTCTAGAATCTTTTAAAGTAAAAACCCAAGTGTCAGTTCTTTCTAAGAAAAGAAATTTTAGCTGATATTTATTCCCTTCTAGTGTGGTAGAGTAGGAATAAAAGGTTTCATCAAACAAGGGTAGTTTTAAATATTTTAAAGCCATGTATACCTCTCTTATAGTTAAAGACCAAGAGCAGCCGTTATGTCACCCAACGAGACATCTTCACCGGGAACTAAACTCCTGAGTACTGTACGATCATTCTCGCCTTCGTCAGCAGCAACCTCATTAGTAGACTTATCGCCCTTTGCCGCTTCTTCTTTAACTTGATTTTGTCGGTCTTCTGCGACATCAACAGGAACTCTTGTTTCCAGTAGTTTAGCAAAAGTTATTTGCTCAAGTGTAATATCAAACGCTAGTGCGTCACCAGTTTCTGTGGATTCCTTTATCGTTAAATTTGTTATAACAACATCTACAAGGAAGCTATCAACTACAGCGCCATCATTAAATTCAAATACCGACAATACATCCCTGTTTAAATAAAGACTTTCAAGTTTTAAAAATAAAGCCTTCTCTGTGTAGGAATCTTTTCTGTTTTCAGAAAGGCCAGTTACTTCTGGGAGTGTGTCCGAGAAGAATTGACCAACCACATCTGGAAGTAGGTTTGTGGGGTTGTCATCATTTGAAACTTGAATCTCTGTCGCAATATCGCTATCAACAACAATCTGACCAATCCCAATAAAACCCCTATCTTCAGAGGATAACCTTGGTTTTGAGAAATTAAAGTCAGCTCCACTCAAGAACCCAGTTATACTTAGCTTTGGGTTTTCTTGAGTTATGTGATCAGATATGACACCAAGACCATCTACAGGATGCTGGCTAACTTTACTGGATAGTGTTTGAGAATATTTTGTGACAACATCTAGATAAATGAAGTCACTGTTTTTATTTTTTAATATAATCAACCTGAGTCTCCTAA